AAATATGCCAACAGTAGAGCTACAAAAAAAAGTTTCGTAATTGGTTGTAACTATCTGTACAGAGAATTTGAACCAGACTTGTTAATTGCACAAGACACAAAAGTTTTATTTGATATGGTAAAAGATAATGTTGAAATACCAGTTGTTGCACCTTTATTAAAATACAATTGGGCTCGTCAAAATGGTAGTGCAGAACTTAAAAACTTTTATGCTTTACGTTTTCCTTCATTTCAAATGACACGTTGGAACAGTGGCGATATAGGAATCTATGTTGCGGCTTTGTTAGGATTTCACTTAATTGAGTATATTGGTTTTGATGGTGGTGCTAGTAGCATTTATAGAGCAGATGATGGTGTAAGTTACGTAAGAAAATTAATAACCAACAGAAGAATAACTGCTGTACAAAAAAGTTTTGATAATATCAAAATAAATAGATACGAAGATAAACTGCAAAGTCCTTCTTTGTAACAAACAAGATTTTGTTAGAGTGGTGCTCTTTAAAAACAAGTTCGAACGTTAAATGTTATTAGAGAACTTAAATGCCTAAAAACTTTTAAACATAATTCAGCATTTTATTTTTAAATTAATAATAAAAAAGGAGTAAGCTAAATGGCTTTATCTAACGCAGGCTCAACTGTATCAAACGCATTCGTAACACAATTTGCTGATGACGTAATACACGCAAGCCAACAAAAAACATCTAAACTTGCGAATAGTATTAGAATAGTAAGAAACGTAAATGGTTCTACTTACAAATTCAACACTATGTCAAAAGGTGGATATATGACTAACAAAAGTAGATTTGAAGATATTACAGTAATGTCTGACAGTTCAAAATCAATGGGTGGCTCTGCTACTTACACTGGTGGTGTTGCTGCACACGCAACTGTAACTGCTACTTTAAACAACTACGTTGCTGGTGAATATGTTGACGACTTCGATCAATTAAAAACTAATTTTGATTTTAGACAAACATACGCAGAAGCAATTGGTGGAGCACTAGCAAGAGCATATGATTCAGAAATCATTGCAAAACTAGATGCATCATCACCTACAACAACAGTAACTGCAAGTGGCGGTTTAACTAAAGCAAAATTTTTAGAAATTGCTGAAGGATTAAACTCTAACGATGTAGACACTGCTGACAGATATTTGGTTATGTCACCAGCAGCACTTACTGACTTACTAGCTGACACTGGTGTTACTACTGCGGCTGATGGTGCAATCTCAAATGTTGCTCTTTCAACTGGTTTCATACCAAACTTTTTAGGATTCAATTTAATTGTTTCTAACTTGTTAAGTCTAGCATCAACTGGTGTAAGGAAATGTTTTGCATTCCAAAAAAACTCAGTTGGTTTGGCAGTTGGTAAAGAAGTTACTGCATCAATTAACTACGTTCCACAAAAAGTTTCACACTTAATTGCTGGTGAATTTTCTGCTGGTGCGGCGGTTATCGATGCAACTGGTGTAGCACTAATCAACGTTACTGAATAAGGAGTAATCCTCGTTCATTTTGAAAGCCGTTGTCATTGCGATGACGGCTTTCTTCTTTTGTACTCTACATAAATATTAAAAAAGGAATTGAACAATGGCATTAACAAAATTCGATATTAGTTCGCAAGCATTAACTAAATGTGGTGCAGACACTATTTCATCATTTTCAGACGGAACACACGAAAGTAACGTTTGTTCTGTTATGTACGACACTATTAAAAAATCATTACTTTATTACACGTTTTGGAACTTTGCTATTATTAAAGTTCAAATGAACAGATTGGTAGAAACACCAACTGACAAAAAATTTATATACGTTTTTAGTTTACCAGCAGACGTAATTAGAATTAGAAGTGTTTTTGATAAAAATGGACATTCAGATTTTACATATAAGAAAGAAGGACAAAAAATTTATTCTAACAATCAAATTGCATTTGTTGAATACGTGCAAAATATGGAAGAAACTTTTATGCCTTCATTTTTCGTTGAAGCTTTAGTTTCAAAAATTGCAACAGAGATTAACGAAGCAATTACATCAAATGGTTCATTAACAGATAGACTTGCAAGTGACTTTCAACAAAAATTACGTGCGGCTAGGATTGCAGACGGACAAGAAAATCCACCACAAAACATTATGCCAGCTGGCAGATTAATAGAAGCTCATTTAAACAGCAGTACATCAGACAGATTTAGACACGAGCAAAATTAGATATGGGAATACAAAGGTATACACAAACTACCTTCACACAAGGCGAAGTTGGTAGCTTTATTAAAGGCAGAGCAGAACTTGGCATTTATAGAGCTGGTTTAGAAACTTGTGAAAATTTTATATTACTACCACAAGGTGGAATAGACAGAAGACGTGGGTTTGAGTTTATATCTGCAAATTTAGACACTTCAACTTTAGCAGACGGAAGTACAGATGTAACGACTGGTTCATTTCATACACAAAGTAGATTAATTCCTTTTAAGTTTGGTGACGGACAAGAATACGTTTTAGTTGTTGAACCAGCAGACACAACAATTTCAACACAAGCAAAAATTCACGTTTATTACACTGGCAGTAGAGTTGCAGTATTAACCAATGGTGTTGATGGAAATAGTTTTAATATCACAACTTCAAATATAGCAGACATAAGAGTTGCACAAACGTTTGATGTAATGATTATGGTTGAAGAAACAATGCCACCATTGCAGATTGTTAGAGGTACTTCACACACAGATTGGGCTGTAAGTGATTTAAATTTTGACTTTTATCCAATGGTTAATTTTAGTTTCGCAACAACATTAACACCTTCGGCAAAAACTGGAACTGGAATTAATTTAACTTTAAGTGATGGAAATTATACGTGGATACAAGATAACTTTCCAAATGGACACGTTGGTGCACACGTAAGAGTGAATGCTGGTTTATGTAAAATTACATCTATTAATTCAGACAGTGTTACTGCTGTTGCTGATGTGATAGAAGATTTAGCAGACACAGTTGCATCTACTGGCAATGAATGGGAACTAACTGCATTCTCAAATTTTGATTCAACAATAGGTGGTGGTTACCCTCGTTCAATATCTTTTCATCAAAACAGATTAATTTTTGGTGGAAGCAGAGATAAACCACAAACTATTTTTGCATCACAATCTGGTGACTTCTTTAATTTCAAACCAACAACAAGAGTTGTAAGTGGTAGTGACACGACTGGTGAAGTTACAGATGATGCTGGTTTTGTTTTTACTATTGCGTCTGATGAATTAAACATAATCAAACATTTAGTTTCACAACAAGCATTGTTCATTTTTACAACTGATGGTGAGTTTGATATGAGTGGTGAACCAGTAACTCCTACTAACGTTTTAATAAGACAACAAACAAGATACGGAATTAAAGCTGGCACAGCAGAACCAAAAGTTGTTGATAATGAAACTATGTTTATCGACAAGTCTGGCAAACAATTAAGAGCATTTGTTTATAATTTTAATACTGATGCGTTCAGTGCAAAAAATTATTCATTAGTCCATCACACTATGTTGTCAAATGCCACACAGATTGAATATTTAAAAAATTACAAAGATACAAACACAAACTATGTTGTCGTTGTTAATAATGGTGACTTGTGTGTTATGGGTGTTAATGTTGAAAGAGATGTTGTTGGTTGGAGTAGATGGACAACAGAAGGTTCATTTTTACAAGTGTGTGAAGTAGATGATAGTTTGTATGCTTTAGTGACACGAGCAAATGGAACTTTTTTAGAAAGACTTACAACAGAAGATATATTTTTAGACTGTTTTTTATCATCATCTAGTACAGCTTCTACGTATGCTGGTGCAAATGGATTACAGTCACAAACAGTTTCTGTACTGGCAGATGGCACAGTACACGCAGATGTGACAGTCAATGCAAAAGGTAATTTCTCACTAACAAGAACTTCGCCTTCTACACAGATTGGATACAATTATACATCAACTGCAAAAACTTTACCTATTACATTTCAAGTTGGAAACAGTCTTGTAAGTGGTGAAAGGATTAGAAAGATGTTTGCAGAATTACAATTTTATAACAGTAAGAGTGCAAAAGTAGATGGACGTGTTGTTCCATTTAGATTTTTAGGCAATAACCTTTTAGACAATCCAATAACTGGATTTAACGGAATAAAAAGAATTAGATTAAATGGCATAGCACAACAACCGCAAGTTACAGTAACAGTAGATGAACCTCTACCAATGACACTTTTATCGTTATCAACAGAATGCAAATTTTCGACTGGCAAGTTTCAACAAAGATAAAGCCAACTAGACACAAACTCAATTTACCACATTTTGAATACGTGGTGAATAATTGTCGTATAGCAGACAACAAAGAGATTGAACTAACTGGTTATACTAAAAAAAGTTTAATCAACATTTATCCAAATTTGGAAGATGGATTAACTGGTACACAAGAACACGACATACCCTTTTTAGTTGCTGGCACACAACTTGTTGATGATGCTGTTTGGTATTGGTTTTTAGCAACACCATTAGTAAATCATTATTGGATAAGAGTGACACGTGAAGCAAAAAATTTAATAAAGAAAAAGAAAAAACAATACCAAAATAAAAGACATCTTGTGCAAGTATGGAGTGGACACAAAGCAAGCATAAGTTGGCTAAATATTTTAAAATTTAAAGAAGTCAGTCATTACTACGTAGGAAATGAAAAGATTTTAATTGTGGAGAATCGAATTTAATGTGTGCACCACGTAAAGTATTAACAATTGCGGCGATAGCTGGTTTAGCAGTAGCAACTGGTGGATTATCAGTTGGAGCAACAGCTGGTGCGGCTAGTGCTACAACAGCAGCTTCTTCGGCAGCAGTAGCAACTGGTGGTGGGGCTTCGTATGCTGCCACTACTTCAACATTATCATCATTAACAACTGCATTAAAAGTTGGTTTAAAATATGCAAACGTAGCCGCACCACTTATTGGTGCAAGTGGTATGGTTTATAGTGGACAAGTTCAAAAAGGAATTTTAGAACAACAAGCCGCCTTCTCTAACTTTCAAGCTTCACAAGAATCAGAAACTTATGCTTTAAGAAAAGATCAACGAAGACGAGAACTTGCACGAGCACTTGGTAAACAAAGAGCACTTTACGGAACAAGTGGTGTTGCATTAGAAAATACACCAACAGATATTTTGGCTTCTACCGCACGTTCATTTTCGGAAGATGATTTTTATGACAGATATGGAACAAGTGGCAGAATGGTTAGTGCAAATATAAGTGCAGACAATTTACGTATGAGTGGTGAACAAGCACAGTTAGGCGGATTGCTTAATGCTGAAATGACACTAGCACAAAGAGGTACGATTTAATGGCAAAAATACCTACCTATAATTCTAAACTTTCTGCACAGCCTACGTTTACAAAACCAGTTGCACCACGTGGTTTAGCAGAAAATATTAATTTAGTTGCCAACTACGCCAACAACATTGCTGATAAGAATGCAGAGATAAAAGGATATGAACAAGGCTTTAAACAACAATCAGAAAGTGTTGGAAACAACTTTGTTACATCTAATGCACCAAAAACTTCTTTTGCTGGTAGTGCTTTTAACAAAGGTGCACAAGCCGCATATATGTCAAACTTTAAAACAAAAGCTGAAAATGAGTTAAATGATTTTGCTGTACAACATCAGTATGAACCAGAAAAATATAAGAAAAAATTTGAAGCTTACAAACTAAAAAATTTAAGCAATGTACCTTCCACGTTACTTCCTTTAACCACACAATGGTTAGATAGTATTGGGAATAGATTAAACAGAGGTGTTATCAATAATAAACTTACATATGATAAACAGACAGCAGTAGTAGATATTACTAATAGATTTGAATTACTTTTACCGCAACTATCAGATTCTATTAAAACAAATGGTTTCGACACAAATACATCAATAAACACATATGCGGAATTACTGTCTTCTATTACAGCATTAGAAGACGATAATGTTAATCCAGTTACAATTAATAATCTAAAATTAAAATTAAAAGACGAAGTAATAAACAGTTCAGTTATAGATGCATTTAATAAATCTGATGACAAACAGTCTTTTATTGCACAAGTACAAAAAGGCGAAATAAAAGAAATTTTAGAAGATGTTAATGAAACTTATAAAGTAAAAGGTTTCGAATTTAACACTGCACTTTCAGCAGTTGACAGTTCTAATCTTTCTTCAAAATTAAACACAATCTTAAAATATGATATGACTGAAAAGAAAGTTGAAAGACAATCTTTCGTAAATGATTTTAATACGTGGTACTCAACAAGCATAAGTGGTTTAGATGCTGGCGAAACACCTAATTTAGAAACAGCAAAAAATTTATATTTTGATGATGTTAAAATAAATGAAATGCAAAATAAAATGGATATCATCACAAGCATTGCACCATCGATTAATGAAAGTAGATTTGGAACAGTAAGTGAAAGTCAAAATTTATTGACAGAAGCAAAAGCAGAATATTCAATTATATTACAAGCACCAGCTGGTACAGAAAGAAATAAAGATATAGAAATTGCAGAAGCAAAAGTAGATGCAATTACAAAAAATGTGAAATTTAAACAAGATGCTATTGCAGAAGGCAATCCATATAAAATTTTATCACTACAAGGTATAACTTATAATTTTGATAACGAACAAGAAATTACAAAAGCACACGAACTTGT